ATCATTATTTACAATGCGTTTCATTGGTCCTCCTTTTACATTTGGTTTTGCACAAGTAGGTACAAACTGTGGATTGATAGGACAAAACGCTGCAATAGAAGTAGATGGAGCTGCATACTGGTTATCAGACAATGGTTTCTTTAGATACTCAGGTAATCTTGAGACTATGACATGTTTAGTAGAAGATTACGTATTTGATGATATTAACACAACTGCATCACAACTTATTAATGTTGGTTTAAATAATTTGTTTGGTGAGATTACTTGGTTTTATCCAACAAATTCTTCTGAAGTTGTTAATAGATCAGTCACTTATAATTATATGGAGTCTTCTCCACAAAGACCAATATGGACAACAGGTTCTTTAGCTAGAACAACTTGGGTTGATTCATCTGTATTTGGTTTACCTCATGCAACTTCTTTTAATGCGTCAGGAACATCTTATGATGTTGTTGGAAATACTGAAGGAGCTACAACATACTATCAACACGAAACAGGAACGGATCAAGTTAAGTCTGCAGCAACAACGACTGTAGCTGCTAATATAGAATCTGGAGATTTTGATATTACAAGAGGCCAGGGCGGAGGAGCTGATCTTAGAGGAGATGGAGAATTTATTATGAAGATAAGAAGATTTATACCAGACTTTTTAGCTCAAACAGGTAATACACAAGTAACTTTAAATTTAAGAGATTATTCAAATAGCTCACAAGCAAGTTCACCTCTTGGACCTTTTACAATAACATCTTCAACAACTAAGGTAGATACAAGAGCTAGAGGTAGATCAGTAGCATTGAAGGTAGCAAATACAGGGTCATCTCAGGATTGGAAATTAGGAAGTTTTAGGTTAGACATACAACCAGACGGAAGAAGATAATGGCAAAAATAGTATTAGCATTTACAAGACCTAGTAAAGAATACAGTCAACCAGTGGCTGATGCTTTAATTAGAGATCTTGACGGATTAGTACAAAAATTAAATTCTACTTTTCAACAAGATTTAAGAGAAGAAACACAAAGATTAACATGGTTTAGTACAGGGGGAAATAGTGGCTAATAGATATAAGAACGCACAATTTGATTTAAACTCAACTAATAAAACGGACATTTATACTTGTCCTTCTAACTCAAGAGCTATTGTACAAAATATACATACAGCTAATGTTGGATCGGGTAATGTAGAGATAAAAGCTTTTATATATGATAATTCTGTAACAACTAGTTTTCAGTTTGCAGAGCATACGGTTAATAGTGGTAACTCTAAATCTATAGCAGATGGCACTATTATATTAGAAGAAAGCGACAAATTACAACTACAAGCAGCTACGGCTGATATTTTTGAAGGCACAGTTGCAATATTAGAGTTTGATAGAACATAGGAAATTATGCAAACATTAAAACCAGAGAAGATAATAGAGACTATTTCTAACTTAAAGACAGGCGAAGTATATAAGAATGATGAAGAATGGAAGGCTAAAAACGTTCCAGAACAAGAGATTAGAAGAGATGTTAAAGTTATCATGCCAAGCCTTGATTTATTTGGAAAAACCAAGTAAAGTTACAATTTCAGGTATCAAAAGCCTGCTTTAACAATTAGCTAAATTATGACAATATCTAGAGGACAGATGAAAAGACAATTATATATGGGCGGCGGTATTATGAACGCTGTACCTAGAGAACAATATGGTTTTGGAAGTATTTTTAAAGGCGTAAAGAAAGCAGTTAAAGGAGTAACAGGAGCTGTTAAAGATATTGCAAGCTCTGATGTAGGTAAAGCTGCGTTATTAGCAGGAGCTGGTATGTATGCTGGAGGCATTGGTCCTTTTGCTAGCGGTAAATTTGGAGCTGGTTTTGCATCTAATCTTTTACCAAGTTCAATTGGTTCTACTGTAACTAATATGTTTTCTAAAAAAGGTGTTCAAAATGCTTTAGTTAAAGGCGGTGCTTTAGCTGGACTAACTGGTTTTTTAACTAGTCAATACGGAATACCAGAAGAAGAACAAGAAGAACTTTTATCTGACCCATCTGAAAAAGCAAAATATTTAAGAATGTACTATACAAATTTAAATCCTAATGCAGGATCTGATGAAATAGAAACATTTGTCAGAGACAATGCTGCTATGGGTGGTAGAATGGGTTATGCTGATGCAGGACCTGTATTACCAGAAGATCCAACAAAACCTGTAAATCCTTTTGCACCAAAACCAACAGGACCAGTATTACCAAACAAAGAAATGGCTTCTTATGGTTATAATGATGCAATGTCTGAAACTTATGATTTATTTTTACAGATGAAAAAAAATAAACAAATACCTATAGATATGGACTTTGATGAATTTTTAATGGATGTAGTTCCAGAGATGAGTAAGATGAAAACAGAAGGAAGAGGTTTAGCTGCTTTAGGTGGTAGAATGAATTACGCATTAGGTGACACTGCAAGCCAGAATGCTATGCAAGCAGCGGGCATCGAGGGGCTACCTATGAGACAAAACCCTAAAGGTGTAAAAGAACTAGATTTAAGAGATAATGGTGGATTTATACCACCAGTTGGTATAAAAGAAAAAGAAGATGATATTCCAGCGATGTTATCTAATAACGAATTCGTATTTACAGCAGATGCTGTAAGAGGTATGGGCGACGGTGATGTAGAACTAGGCGCTCAAAGAATGTACGACCAAATGAAAATGTTAGAAGAAGGCGGAAGAGTATAATGGCAACACAAGATTACGTACAACGTCCAGCACCCTTTATTGAAGCAGCAGGTCAAACTTATTTAGATGATCTTACAAAAGCAATAGGTGGTTTTAAAACTACTGATCTTTCTACAATTCAAGGACCACAATTTATTGCAGGACCTGGTGCATTTACAACACAAGCAGAAGGATTAGCTTCTGGTTTAGGTAGCTTTCAACCTTTCTTAAATCAAGCAGCGGCAGCAGAGACAACAGCTGCAGGTTTAACAAGCCCCACTGCTTATCAAGCTTATATGTCTCCGTATCAACAAGATATTATTGATACGACATTAGCAGAATATGATGTACAAGCACAAAAAGGTTTACCAGGATTAGCAAATCAAGCTATACAAGCTGGTGCATTTGGTGGAGGACGAGAAGGTGTACAAAGAGCAGAGTATCAAGCAACATCGGATAGAAACAGAGCAGCATTACAAGCACAATTATTAGGTCAAGGTTTTGGTCAAGCACAGAATTTAGCAGGGCAAACTTTTAATCAACAAAGAGCATTAGCAACAGGCCAATTAGCATTAGCACAACAATCACCTGCATTATTAGGTCAACAAATTGCAAGCTTAACAGGCTTAGGTGCTCAACAACAAAATAGAGCACAACAAACATTATCTGCTCAACAACAATTAGCATCTAGACAAGCATTACAACCTTTAGAAGCAGCGCAACAATATGGTGCTGGAGTTACAAGTTTAATTTCAGGTTATCCTGGTAGAGAAGTTATTACAGCTGAAGCAGCAGCTCCCTCTTCATTAGCAACAGGACTTGGAACTGCATCGACACTAGCTGGTATTTATAGATTGATACAGGGAAGTAAATAATGAGTAGAATATTAAAGAGACCAATGTTTAGAAAAGGCGGAGAAGTTATGGAAGGTATCATGACGGGTATCAAGCCTAGACAAAATTATCAAAGTGGTGCATTAGCGAAAACACAAGATTATAATAAAATTTTAACAGCTGCAACTCAAGGAGCTAGTACAGGTCCAGATGCTCTTACACAATTTTTACTTCGAACAGGTCAAAATTTAATTGGAGGACAATCAGCTGGTGGAACTAAATTACAAGAAATTGTTGGTTCAACAAACGAACCTATGGAAAATTATTTTAAAGAGTTACAAAAAAAAGCTCAGCAAGAAAAACAAATTGGATTACAGGCTGCTATGCTAGGTATTAAAGGTCAACAAGGAGAGGATTTAGCTAAACTTAAACGTTTAGGAGAAAGTGGATATTTAAAAAAAGAACCATTAAGTAGAATAAAAAGTAATTACCTTGAAAGATATTCTAAACAAACACAAGACTGGATAAAATCTGGAGGTTATGGAAATGCACCAATTCAAGCAATACCAAAATATCAAGAAAACTTATCTGACTTCAATACTTATTATAGGCCAAATTTAAACAAAATTAAAAATTTTGAAGGAAAAAATGTTGCAATATTTCCGCATACAACAAAAAGAACTGATGTTACATTTAACAAAGAAGATATGGTAGCCGGAACTCTTTATTATAAACCAGATCAAAAAAATTTTATGTATGAAAGAGTTATTGATGAGGATGGAACACCAAGTATTCTTATATACAATATAAAAACAGGTGAGATTTTAAAAGATACGAGTAAAGGTTAAAAGGAGATTACATGGCATATGATCCGGAATTAGATAGCCTAAGTATAACTCCTCAAAAAGAAAATAAACCAGGGCAGATAAACGATATTAATGAAGCTTATTCTGGCGCAGAAAGAGACAATGAAATATCATCATTGGAATCAGCATTAGCTGGTATAGCTTCAGGTATTATTAAAGTACCAGAAGGTTTTGTTTCATTAGGTGCAGAACTTTTAGATTTTTCTGGCATGACTAATAACGCTGCAGCTAAAGTAGAACAAGCTTTTGATACTATAAATATATTTGAAGAAACAGCTGAAGCAAGAGCATCTGGTAAAATATTACAAGCTCTAGTTCAGATAGGTGTACCTGCTAGTGCTGGTGCAAAGATAGCAAGTATCCTT